CGTTATTTGATTATCAAGACAGGTAGTGCGACGTTCACAGTCTTGGCAAGCAACACACAATTTAAGGCTTAACACTATGCCATTACAAGCAACAAGTGGAGCGGCTAGTTACGATGCCTTTGGTGGTGGTGTTCCTGTTGTGCCTAACTATATAGAAGAATGTTTTTCGTGCTTCTTATACACAGGCATCGGGGATACACAGACCATTACCAATGGGATTGACTTGTCTACCAAGGGTGGATTGGTTTGGCTAAAAGCTAGAAATAATGCATATCAACATGGTTTGTTTGATACTGCTAGAGGTGCGTCTAAAGGATTAGTTTCTAATACTACTGATCCCGAAGCTACATTTACAAGTTTAACTAGCTTTAACACCAATGGATTTTCTTTAGGTAGCGACTATAACGGGGGCGCTACCTACGCCTCATGGACATTTCGAAAACAACCAAAGTTCTTTGATGTTGTGACTTGGGTTGGGACGGGAGGTGTCAGAAATTTAGCACATAACCTTGGGTCTGTGCCAGGCAGTATTTTTGTTAAGAAAATGGTTGGCGCACCCCAATCATGGGCTGTTTACCATAGGAGTCTAGGAGCCACAGAAGGCCTTGCCTTGGATTTGCCAAATGTGGCCCAAACTTGGAGTGGTTACTGGAATAATACTGAACCTACTTCTACTCAATTTACTGTTGGCGGTGGTTTCAACGCAGTTGATGTAGATTATCCTGGTACAGCGTATGTCGCATATTTGTTTGCTCATGACGCAGGAGGCTTTGGCCTAACTGGTACAGACAATGTGATTTCGTGTGGTACGTTTACACCATCAAGCGGTGAAGCAACTGTCAACCTTGGATATGAGCCGCAATGGATTCTTTGGAAAAGCACAACTACTTCCGCAGGTTGGCAAATGTACGACACTATGCGTGGTCTTCCAACAGGTGGAGATGGTGATGCAAGGCTTTTTGCAAATACAAGTGGTGCTGAGACAGTTTCTACTTTTGGTAATTTATGTGATGTAACGCCAACTGGTTTTAATGTTTTCCAGCAATCATCAACAATACCCTACATCTACATAGCCATTCGCAAAGGGCCGATGAAAGTGCCTACGAGTGGGACTAGTGTGTTTGACATTAGCACTGTGTCAACATCTGCTGGCCCTGTACCTGGCCCAACACCTACGGATATGACGATAAATAAGCCATCATACGATGTAAGCACAAATGATTGGAGAGCATTAGACAGATTGCGTGGAGGTGGTTTATCTTTGTTCCCAAATCTAAGTGCCGCTGAATCTGCTGAAAACTATGTTTATTTTGATTATCAAAGTGGATTGCGTCTAAGTAGTTGGCCTGTTAATACAACTATTTGGTACAACTTTAAAAGAGCGCCATCGTTTTTTGATGCGGTTTGTTATACAGGGACGGGAAGTGCTACGACTCAAACGCATAACTTGGGCGCAGTACCAGAACTGGTAATTTGGAAGCGCAGAAGCTCAACTTCTGATTGGCGTGTGTGGCAATCAAGTTTTAGTGTCAATGATGGGGTGTATTTAAATTCTACTCTTGCAAAAGACACAGACCCAAATGTTCAAACGGCAATACCAACAGCAACAGTACTGAACCTTGCAACAGGTGCTTACACTAACGCCTCAGGTTCAACCTATGTCGCCTACCTTTTTGCCACTTGTGCAGGTGTTTCCAAAGTAGGCTCATACACAGGAAATGGCTCAACCCAAACCATCAACTGTGGTTTTGGTGCGGGTGGTGCAAGATTTGTACTCATAAAACGTACAGACTCAACTAGTGGATGGTATTTTTACGACACGGCCCGTGGCATGACTACACTTACAGACCCATATTTGTTTATAAACTCCGATGCGGGTGAAGTGGCAACTCTTGGTTCTGTCACAACAGTTTCAACAGGGTTTGCGTTGAATTCAACCATCTTAGCCGCCATCAATGTAAGTGCTGGCACATACATCTTTTTAGCAATTGCTTGAGGTAATTAAAATGCAAATCAGAACACAAACAGGCGAAGTAATGTACGAAGCAGAATTTCGTGCATATCAACAAGCCAATGGTGGCCCATCATGGGACATAACAACAACTGAAGTCTTAGAGGCTTTGGGTGCTGAAGTAGTCTTAGAAGGCGCACAAGCTACTGGTGGTACTGTTTACCAATACTCTCAAGCCTCTGGTGTTGAGCAGATTGACGGCAAATGGTATACCAAACATATCCTTGGTCCTATCTTTACAGATACTCCCGCCACAGACGAAACCCCTGCTAAAACAGCGGCTGAAAATGAAGCCGATTACAAAGCTTCTAAAGATGCTAAACAAGCTAAGTCTGTGCGCCAGACCCGTGATGACAAGCTAAAAGAATGCGATTGGATCGTCATCAAGAACTTGGAATCCAATGCCAACATACCTGGTGCATGGGAAGTTTATCGCCAAGCATTGCGTGATGTTCCAACTCAGTCAGGTTTTCCTTGGACTATTACTTGGCCTGATGCACCATGACACAAGAAGTCACCCATGCCCAAATCTACGAAAGATTGCTTGAAGTAGAGACTAAGGTAGATACCATCGACAAGAACACAAAAGGTCTTGTAGACGCTATAAACGCCTTGGATGGGGCTTTTAAAGTCTTGGGTTGGGTTGCCTCTGCTGCCAAGCCTATTCTGTGGGTGGGTGCGCTGATTATGGCTGCTGGTGCTGTTTGGCAGACATGGCTTAAAAAGTAATGGCTAATGTAAAACAACAACTAGATATTCCTGCTATACCTAGTTTGGGTACATCAGGAATTGTCTATTCTCAAAGTGTCCAGAACCAAAACAATGGCATTTTGAGGTTGTTTTTTACTAAGTTAGTTAACTCAATACAGTCTGTTTTTGGCCCAAGAGGTGGCAAATACTTAAATAACCCTTATGGGGCTTTTCAAAGTACAGTAGATCAGACGGCAACAACGGCTAACACGGCCTATGCAATGACATTAAATACTACAGATTATGCCAATGGTGTAAGTGTAGCAAGCAACTCACGTATTACAGTAGCTGATGACGGAATTTGGAATTTACAATGGTCTGGTCAGTTTGAGAATCCTGATACTCAAGACCATGATGTTAGAGTCTTTCTAAAGATTAATGGAACTGTAGTTACTGGCTCAACTGGATTCTTTTCAGTTCCCAGTAAACATGGGTCAGTCAATGGTCATGCTTTAGTTGGATGGAATTACTTTGTCAGCTTAAATGCAAATAGTTATGTTGAAATTTGGTGGGAAACTGACAACATTCAAGTAACGATACAAACTTATGCTGCCGCAGGTGACTATCCATCAACTGCATCACTAATTGCTACAATGAGTTTTGTGTCTAATCTACCAACGATATAGAATGCAGATATGGCTTACATTCCACTACAAATTCCTCCAGGCGTATACAAAAACGGGACTGAATATCAGTCTAAAGGTCGTTGGAATAGCGCAAATTTGGTACGTTGGTACGAAGGCACTATCCGTCCAGTAGGTGGTTGGAGGAAGCGTTCTGCCAATCAAATGACAGGTTTAGCCCGTGGTTTGATTAACTGGCGAGACAATAACAACAACAGACGTATCGGAATTGGTACACATTCAAAGCTATATGTAATGAATGAAGCTGGCGGTCTTACAGATATTACGCCAACAAGTTTTACTGTTGGTGACGCAGATGCAGTACTTAAAATTGGTTATGGCTATGGCACTTATGGATCTGCAGCTTATGGTGTTGCTAGACCAGATTTAGGCTCATACACCCCTGCGACTACTTGGAGTTTGGATACCTTTGGTGAGTATCTAGTTGCCTGTTCATCTAAAGATGGCAAGTTACTTGAGTGGCAGTTAAATACTGCTAATGATGCTGTTGCTATTACTAACGCACCAACTAGCTGTACTGGTCTTATTGTTACTCAAGAACGATTCTTGTTTGCATTAGGTGCGGGTGGTAATCCTCGTAAGGTTCAATGGTGTGACCAAGAAAACAATACTATTTGGACTCCTGCCGCTACAAACCAAGCTGGAG